ATTGCCTTGCTGAAAGAGTCTGGCATGGTGTCCGATGTGGATGCAATGCTGGCGGTCAAGATTGACTACTTTACCAATGTGCTGACTGCCGAGGATGATAGTTGGTGGTCTAAGACCTATACCGAAAAGAGGCAGGACTTGGAAAGGCTGGCACTGGAAGAACTTGAAAAGATATCGCAGCGGCAAATTAGCCGGGTTACTTTTGAGGCATGAGCCGAGAGGACATCATAAAGAAAATCGAGGCTTTGGAAAATCAACTGGAAGCTGATTTTGCGGCGAAATATCCGACGATTTTCAAAGACCTTTACCGGCAAGTGCTGGAGATTACTGCACCTGTCCGGTTTGGTGGTTCTGCAGATACCCGGGCAAAGCAGCTTTTGGAAATCATTCGCCTGAAAAAGAAAATCATGGCCACGATTGGCGAAAACGAGGCCTATAACGAGGCAATAAAAGACTTTACAAGCGGCTACAAGCAACTTCGAGACCTGACCGATGAATACTTTTCTTTGGTGGTGGATAAGTACACTCCCAAAGCTGACCTGTACGACAATCTGGTAAAGGTCAGTATCGAGCAGACCAAAGATGCGCTACTCGGTGCAGGAGTTGAGGCAGCACTGGCAGAACCGATAGTCAGCAGCCTATTAACCAGTTTGAGCAGCAAAAGCAACAAGGTACAATTTGAAGCCCTATTGCAGAACCTAATCGAAGGCACTAAAACTGCCAATCCGATTCTGCAAGGCGAAATCGGCAGACTGGCTTCCGATAGCATGATGATTTTCCAACGCAGCTATCTAGATGCAGTCAGCAGCGATTTAAATATCAGCTACTTCCTTTATTCAGGAACTGCAATTAAGACAAGCCGGCCTTTTTGCAAGACTCGAGTTGGCAGGATATACAAGAAATCTGAGATTGAATCATGGGCAAACCAAAATTGGTCCGGCAAGATGCCGAACACCACCAAGCAGACCATATTCAATTATGCAGGCGGTTACCGATGCAGGCATAAGATGTGGCCTGCCTCAAAGGAACAATACACCATGCAGCAGAAAAGAGATGGCGGAAAAAAAGTTTAAGACCAAAATCGGCGGCAAGACCATCAAGTTTGGTGCAAAAGGATACTCCATTGCACCCGGTACACCGAAAGGCGACAACTACTGCGCCAGATCCAGCGGAATTAAGAAGTGCGCAAAACCACCCTGCAAGAATGACCTTTCACGGCAGGCATGGGGATGTGTAGGAAAAAAATCAGTGAAATCAAAAGCTAAAAAGTTCAAAAGAGTATGAGCAATTGCCTGACAAATTATATCGGCCTGAAAGGATGCAGCAACGAAGTTCCTGCATCTGGGCTTTACATCAATGACCTTCCGGGAATCAGCAATGAGTTCCTGAATTCGATTGCAACGCAGGACCAAGCAAGCTATGTGCAGATGTATGAATCTGTGCAGCGCATAGTTCTGGAGCAGATTAAAACCGATGTCAGGCAGGCTCTTTACGAGATTGCCGAGGCTCAGATGGATCAGGTGTTATACTTTACCAAAAGGCCGACGGTGTTTACTCAGCAGGTCATTCAGCCTACCGGACCGGAAGCCAAATGGAAAGGCATCTGGATTTCTGCCTTCGGGTCAAAGTATCTGCAATTGCGGATTAACTCAGTCTGGATTTACAACTCCGGTGCAGAGGCGCAATATGTGCCGCTGAAAGTATTCAGCACCTTTGATTGGTCTGTATTGTATGAGACCACTATCACGGTGCCTGCGGGTTTTTCCGAGGTGCCGATAAATCAGGTATTAAACCTGCAATTTGACGGCCTGAATGTCTTTCTGGCAATCGACACCACCGATGTAGCGACTATCAAGAATCCGTGGTTATCGGACCTTTCCAGTTGGGGAGTCTCAGATTGCGCCTGTGCTAACAGAGGGCCAAATCATTTTTCAAACTTTGAGGATTGGACTATTTACCCGGTAACCATGCCGCTTGATGTTGCGTTGCCGGATAAGATTAGAACCGACTTCAATCAGTCAGGGGTGATGTTCAACTTGGAACTGGTATGCAGCACTGAATCATTTATCTGTGCCAACCGGGAACACTTGAAGATGTTCATGGCCTATTCACTCGGAGAACAGATATTGCTGAATAAGTTGGCTGGCTTTAATCAGAACTTTCATGCAACCTTTAATCCGGAGCAGACCGAGCGCACAATGGTAACCTTTAAAGCTATGAAGGAAAAGGCACTGAGAACTTGGGCCAAATCTGCCAACCTAAGCGGGGAGGATATGTGCTTCAGCTGCGGCGATGCTCAGTACATTCAGTCGGTTGGGGTGAGGTCGTAGGGTTTCGCTTTTCGGTCAAATAGGCGCAATTATGCGACTATAAAGTAGTTAGCACCAATTTTACGCATGGCCGACAAGCTGAATGATATTATCAAAAAATCCTTCCGTTTGACCTGTTGGTATGTGAAATAAAACGTGCCTGTTTAATTCTACATTATAGCCAGTAAGCCGACACTCCTGCGAATAATCGTCAAACTCTAAAATGTATTCGGTGTAGTCATTACACCATATAACCGTCCTGCCATTATCAATGTATGTATCGCATCCACGTCTTTCAATCGCCCATTTATTGACGAAAGAAAAAACTGGTGCTAACAAATTATTGCCGACAATGGCGGCTAAACTGCTTGCTTGAGGCTTTGTGCTACTCATATACTTTTGTTTTAAAATTGAACATTTGTGCTTTTTAAACCGCCACTGCGGCAATAATCGGAACGTTATAGGTAATGCTAAAAGACACGACCTGTAATAGCTGTTATTATTGTTTTAACATCTTCAATCTTTGTGTAACCATCGTAATCGTAATTTTTTAAAACAATCAAATCGGTTACTTTCTTGTTATCATCATTATCAATTTGCCCTATAAAAAGCATTTCGTTTGGTGTTCCCAAGCACCCTATTGTTAGGTATCTGCCACGACCTAAATCGTAAAGCAAACTGTTCATTACTGTATAGTGTGGCATCTCTTTAAATCCGATTGTTTTAAAATCATCACGAGAAGCACTACCTATAACAGCACCTACCAAAAAGGCGGGGCTTTCGGCTTCGTCAGAAGCATTTGTGGTTAAATTATCTTTTGTCATTTCTATTTAATTTATTGGTTAAAATCCCGCCCTTCTGGTAGCTGCATCACGTTATAGGTAAGGCTAAGAAACATACACCCCTTTAAGGATGTGCTTACCACCTTTATCGTTTATACCTAAGAAAATATGACCATCAGTGTCGTTAAATCCCATTTCTTCAACACTTTCAAAATCTTCGGGCTGAAATATTGTGTTTTCCCAACCAAATCCACTAACCCAGTAGTGCGTAAATTCCATGTTTTTTATTTTATTTAAGTTTGTGATAAGCCCTACCTATTGTGGTCTAAAGTCTATTCCGCAACAAAACTTACGCAATGTGCCTACAAGTTCTCCATTTCTGTAAACTTTTTTTTCGCCTTCCACTTCTTTAATTATTAATGACTTCCCCGCTTTCATTGCTTCAAGATTAAAAGTTTGTCGCTTCTCTTATACTTTCCGCATACATCGGTAATCTCCAATGAAGCTGTAAAGTCTTCGGTTGTGAAGACATAGACACAGCCGATGCCATTACTCCGAATAACACCGCCGTAGTGATATTCGATAAACTCCTGCTTTTTGGTGCAGGAAAACAGGCATACAAAGGCCGCTGCAATTAGAATCTTTTTCATAGTTGTATTTCACTTCCTTTTTTAATCTTGACCTCTTCCGGGTATCGCTGTACCAGTTCTGCAACCTTTTCAGCACTCAGGTCAGGGGCCGAAATGGTTACACACATATCTTGCCGGGCAATACTGGCTACCGCCGTGCCGTACTTGAAAACATTCAGGTTTCCACCGTAAAGTTTCAAAAATTCCGCAATCATAGGCAAATCACCATTGATGCGGATGTAAAGGTGTGTGAAATCAAGGCATTCCACTGTGTGATGGCCGATTTCAACTAATGAATTTGTAAAAACTGATTTGTTCATGGTCATAAAATTACTGAATATGCCTGAATATCAGGCGAAAATTGAAAATTAAATTGTGTAATTGATTCGTAATTCAGGTTACTGAGGCCCGATTCAAAGTCCGGGCCTTGCTTCAGTAGGGTCAGGTTGGCTTCGTGGGTCTTCTGCTCGTAGTTGTGCCGGTGATACAGGCTTTTGAACTTGCCCGGATAATTGGCAATGGTAATGCCTTTTTGCAGTACTCTATTCCGCAGGTCGTCATCTTCGCCACCCCATCCCCAAAAGTCATTTGAAAAGCCGTTGATGTCTTCAAAGTGAATCGGGTTGAACATGGTAACCCCGCCGAGGTATTCCGGGTATGGCATCTTCATCCCAAACTGAGTGCAGCACCCTGCCAAATGGGTAACTGCATCTGGATTGTATCGGTAGCAATCCGAGTCGATGGGTATCATGTCCACATCATGGAATATGCAATAATCCATAGTCTCCCGGGCAATGGCAAAGCCGATATTCAGCAGCTTGCCTCGGTTAAAAGGCCGGTTGTCTGCCTGCTCAATTACAACGACCTCGCCAATCGGCAAAAGATACGGTGCCAACCTTTGCAGGTGTTCTTTGCGATTGCGGTAAGGGATGATGAAAGTGGGTCTCATGACTTGCCGTAGGTTTCGGTGTAGTATTGTTCGCCTTTTTCATCCCAACCTAATTGCCTTTGAGAGTTTACTGCATCAATTATCTGCTCCTTCACCATTTGTTTGGCCTTTTCAATCAATTCGTACATAACGCCATGTACGCCCACCGTTTCCTCAAGTTTGAGGAACTCGGCCTCAAGCCACTCGACTGCTGTCTGCTGTTTCATCTCCGTACTTCGTTATAGATTGCCAATATTCTTTCTTCCTGCGCCTCAAAGTCTCGGGCATACCACGAATGCAGGGCAAACCCGGTATCTGTACTGATGCCGTCCTTGTGCTGCTCTACCTTGATAAAGTCCACCAGCCCGGAAGCGACAAGGAAAACAGATAAGCCATGAAAAGGCTCTGCCGTACTTTTTACCGCCGTGCCGAATTCCTCTGGAATCCAAAAAGGCCGGTATTGGTCCAAGTCAGGGCGGTAACCCATCTTGTTAATCTGCCACCTCTTTAATCCTGATATTTCTATTCGTCGCCGGATTACCGGGGCATCCAGAAGCATAAAAAAAGGATTCAACTGGAACCAATCAAAGCCTGCCCGGTGTTCAGTAACACCGCCGTCTGGAATTGCCAGAACCGCCTTGCTGCCTGTCTCCAGATAGGTCAGCATCTTTTCAATGCGGCTCCAGTCGTATATAAAGCAATCCTCATCGCAAATCATGGCATACCCTTCAGCGGTCAGGATGACTTGCCAGAGAAAGTCGGCGGCACCTTGGAAGCCGTTGAACTCAAGTGGGTGCCGGGCAATGCCTTCCGGCCAAAAGGATGCAGCAAGCGGGTATAGCTGGCTGTCTGAGTGGGTGCGGGTGAAAATTTGCATGGTTAGTTCTTCAATTTTACCCCTGCCATTTCGCAGAGGTCTATTAACTCTCTTTCGGTTGTCTTGCCAAAATTAAGCCATTGCCGGATTTGGTGCAGGCTGAGACTTTCAATTTCCCGGAACAAAACCTTGTCGCTGCCATTGCCGAGGTTCTTTTTCAGAATGTTATATAGCCGTATCGAAATAGGCAAGTCAATAATCGGCCTATTGCGCATCGGGTTAATCGACATCTCTTCTTCCGAGATGCCAACCAGCGAAATGACTGAGGCATAGAAAGAGGCATCCCATTCATATCTGGACTTGCGCCGGATAGATTGAGCCTTTATTTCAGCAATCCTTTTCTTCCGAAGCAGGACCGCAATAATCTCTTCTCTACTAAATGTGCCTTCCATGACCTGTATGGCGTACATATCCATTTAAGAGGGTAAATGCCGACATTCCGGCCTTTTTGTAAATCTTACCGACCGCAGATTCAGCAGTCCAAGGCGTTGCCGGGTTAAAAGGGGCCACCGCTGCATATCCTTTCGGAAATATGCGCTGGTAATCTGCCAACCTTCTGAGGCCGGGATTGAAGCTAAACCCGCACCATGCGCCGCCGCCGTGCCTGTCGCTCATGCGCTGAAACCGGATGCGGCTCAGGGTCATTCTGATTGGCCCGGTAGCTGGATGCCCATTGCGGTCATTCTGCGCTCTGAGCCATACCATGCTGCAATTCGGTACTGCCTGCAAGATGCTAAGGCTGGCTGTGTAATACCCGGTGCCGTAAAAAAACCAGTCATCTTCACAATGGAAAATTAGCGGGGTTTTCACAAGGCTGTAAAGTGCATCGATTGCGGCAATCTGCCCGACCTTGCCAGATAGCAGGGTAATCTCAAATCGAGGGCCTGCCATTTCGCATAGGGTTTTCAGTTTGACTTTTTCCGGCTGGGTCAGGTCTGCATCCTCGTAAATCAGCAGGTCGCAATCTGGGCCGTCCCAGCTGTTGTTCAGGCTGTGCAAGGTTTCAGTCAGCAGGTCATGCCTGCCGCAACTGGTTAGTGTAATAGAGACCATGCCTGTTGCGCTAAAAAGAAGATTAAAAACATAATGCTTGCCGGGATAAGGGCGTAAAGGTAGAAGGCCTTAGCAGCCTCGGTAATGATGAACTTTAGCTTTACCATATTAAACAAAGTAAGAGTTGTCAATAATTGTCAATTTGGTTTCAGGCGCAAACATATGATACCGGTTTCCCCATGCTGCAAGTTGCAGGTGGTAATGGCTGACTTCGATTAAGCACCTGATGGTAAGAGATAGCGGCCCGACATTAAGTTGGTACACAAATTGGTAATCGGTGCCGGATTCCCGGGCCGTCTGGATGGCGATAGAGCCGCCGCCGACATAGACCAGTTCTTGAATTAGAGATAAATCTTCGGTCAGGCAGTTGATGCTGACATCTTTGTTTGATTTCATCAGGAAATTGATACCTGCAATGAAGTTTGAATTTGATTTCATTTGAAAGTAGCGGTTTGTGTGGTAAATTCTCCCCGAATACGAAGTCTAATTTCTAATTCTAATTCCGGAAATTGCTCTGCAAATGCAGCATCAACATAATTTGCAAAGTGGTAAAAATGACGGCCTCCCCATCCTTTAGGAGTTTTAAAAGAGTAACCCTCCCGGTCATCTCTGATTGTAACAGGCAAGTCTATTCCGCAGACATCCTTTACTAAAACTGTTTCTTTTTTCATGTTTTTAAAACTTGGTGATGCAAAGTAAAAAGGTCTTTTTTAAATTACCAAAAAAACTTTCAATATTTTTTAATTTATTTTTGTTGCATGGTTTACAAGTCCTTTTCCGACTTCGCTATAGCTCAACTCCGCAATATCCGAGAGGCCTCAGACCCTTCAGTAATGCGGCAGGCTTCCATTGTCGTTGCCGGCGAAATAAAGAGGCGAATCGAAAATGAAGGAAAGGACCAATCCGGCGGCAGGATGGAAACAAAGAGCAGCCAGAAAAAAGGTGCCTATTCAAAGGCATGGGGCGAACAACGGCAAAAGAAAGGCAGGCAGACCAGCCATATTGACCTGAATTATAGCGGCAAGATGTGGGGCAGCTGGCAGCCTGTGCCGACTGAAGAAGGCTGGGGTGCTGGTTTCATATCCGGAGAACAGGCAGAAAAGGCAGCGAAAAACGAAAGACTTTTTGGTCCTATCTTTGGCCCGACAAAAGGTGAGGAAAAACTCGGACTTAGTCAGGTGATTAAGCGATTCCAAACCATAATGAAGCGGAAGTAATATGATAGACTTACTCAAACAGCAACTGGCAATTCAACTGCCATACATCCATATCTACGGCGAAGGTCGGCAGGTCCGGAATGACAACCTTCCGGGCGTGGTTTATGTGGATGAAAATCTCAAACCATGTGCAGTAAATAACCTGCAAGAAGGGGTCATATTCTGGGTAAAGAATACTGCTGAAAAAGATGCTGATGGCTTCGGGAATTGGGCCGCAAAAAGAAAAGTTACCAATTACACCCTTGCCGCTGCGAGTAAGTCCGACATCTCTGCAACTATACTGGCGATTGTAAACGACCTGCGGGGCTTTGATTGGTCATCTGAAAGCTGGCAGCAATCCGATATAGGGCAAAACTTTTTCGGGCTTTCACAAGTCAATTTAGACACCTACTTTTACACCCTCGAATTTACGGTTGTAGAAAACATTACCTGCAAGTCATGCCGATAAAGCACTTTCAACTAAAAGAGTTTGACAGCCCGGACCTTCCCGGATCTGGCAGCAACATGAATGAAGACTTTCTGGAAAGGCTGGACCGGGCGAGAGAATTGGCCGGGGTGCCTTTTCGGATTAACTCCGGGTACAGGACAAAGGCGCATAATGCAAAGGTCGGCGGGGCATCCAATAGCCCGCACACCAGAGGCCTTGCGGCTGATATTCATGCGCCGGATGGACCTAATAAATTCAAGATATTGAAGGCCTGCATAGATGCGGGCTTTCAGCGTATAGGAGTTTACAGGAATTGGATCCATGTCGATTCAGACAACTCCCTACCAACACCTACTCTTTGGCAAAAGTGATTCAGCAATTCCTCTGCAATATTAAGCAGGACACCTACCATTGCATTGCCGACCAGATTACCTATTGGGGTCTGATTCGGCCTTCGGTTCTTTTATTCAACTTTCAGGACTATATGGGTCCATTTGAATTCTGGCTTTTCCTGCATGGCTGGCTTATCTTGCTCCTGTGGCGGGCTATGAATGCAGCATTGGACACAATTAAGAGGCTGAGGGATATGGACAAGCCGGAATGGGAGACCAATATCGAGCCGCTTATTCAAGCTGAATTGAAGCGAAAACGCCAACTTACCTTCTGGCAGAGAGTCTGGAAATTTTTACGAGAACTTTTTACGATATGAAGAACACAATATTCCTGATTGCAGCCCTTGCGATGGCATCCTGCGACTACTACGAAGGCCGGAACCTTGCAGAGGTCTCCCCGCATGACAGCATCCAGAATGGCCACATCCTTGCGCTGGCGGATGAAACCGAGTTATTCAAAAAGCAGATTGACAGCCTGAAAAGCCAGAACCTGCAACTTGCCCGGATAGTGATTCGGCAGGATTCAATTATTCAGAGCAAGCTGGACAAAGCCAGCAGGCGGGAGAATACAGGTCGCTTCATCGGCGGTCTTTTGAAAGGACTTATCCCGGGCCTATGAGCCTCAGAGGTCAGCACGGCACCTACACCAAAAGAATGCAGGTCTATGCCTTCACTTTGGTAACTGGTATTCTGATTGGCCTGATAGTCCTTGTTGGCTACCTGTATCGGGTCGAGAAGCTCGGGAATAATGACAGCACATTAGTCCTGATTCTGGGAAATGTGCTTTCTGTTTGGGCCGGGATAACGACCAAAATATTCAGGACCGAGCCATACCAGATTCAGCAGGACGGCAAATAACCCCCCTCTTGCAGGTTTCGGAATTACCAACTATTTTTGCGACAATGTTGCAAATGCCATTCGACCGGATTTACTGGATTAATGCCAAAAGCGCAACGGCCCGTCATATCCTGATGCAGCGGTACTTCGACAAAGTAGGCCTGACCGACAGGCACGGCAATAAACCTGAAAGGGTGCAGGCAAATGTTGGTAAATGGGTGCCTCAGAAAGTGGATGACAGCCAAAGAAAGAATCGGCTATCCCAGTCCGAGATTGGATGCTATGCAAGTCATTATATCATCTGGAAGGAGATTGCGCAATCCGAAATCGGCACGGCCCTGATTCTGGAAGATGATTGCAGGTTTGACCTTCCAAAACTGGAAGGCATCATTGCCAACTGGACTGAAATTCCTGAATTCGAGTTCCTGAATTTCTGCTGCTACAATTACAGGCAGGTCCAAATCGAAAAGAAAGTAGTTCATCCTGCAACCGCATTGGTTCAGGGATATGGCTACTGGCTTACCCACTGCTACGGCCTGAGCAAGTCCGGGGCTGCAAAACTTGTGGACCTGATGGCAGTGCAGACCAACGGACTTGACCACCAACTCGCAAAGGATGCACAGAAGCACCTGCGCACTTTCGCTTTTGCCGGAAATCCGGCCTTTCAAATCAAATTAAGTAGTCAAATAAATCATACCAATCCATGAGTAGTACAATCCCGGCCTATATTATAGAGGCCAAAAAGAAGGGCGAAAAATTCGTTCCCGTGTTAATCGTCAAGTTTAACCCTGAGACCCAGATGCACACAAGCATCCGGAAGGAAATCAGGACCGACCAAGCTATGCTGATTTTCAGCAAGCCGATGCAATCCAGAAAGCAAAACGAAAAACTGGTTCGGCCAATCGACTTTTCAACCGATGCCGTACCTGCAAAGGTAGACCCTCGCAAGGCACTCAGTCAGCTGTCTGATGAAGACTTGCTGAAGGCAATGGAAGAAAGAGGCCTTGCCGCAAAGCCAAAGAGAGCCAAAAAAGAGGCCACTGCTGAAACCGAAGTTGAAACCCCTGAAGCACCCACCACACCCGAACAACCTGAATTATGAAAAAGTTAGGAGAGATGCTGGCAGAGCTTTTTGAAGCCGCCGGATTTGAGCAGACCAATGAAAAGGTCGCCGATATTGTAAAAAACACAATATCTTTTGACCTTCCGGATGGATTCGAGAGCAAATTTCACGAGGTGTTCTACAAGCCTGACCGGGCAAAGCAGGTCTTTAAAGCCGAGTTGATGTCTGCATTTGCGGACAATGCCAACCGTGAATTGAAAGACTTCCTGAAATCCGAGGGCTTTTCAGATATCGAAATCAGCGAAATGGCCGGCAGCAAAATGTATAAGGAAAATCTGGTTACCGCTATCAAAAAGGCAACCGAGAAAGCCAAATCCGAAGGCAAAGGCGGAAATACTGCTGCTCTGGAAGAACTGAAAAAGCAATTGGCCGAGGCGGATGGCAGAATCCGGGGCGAGGTTGAAAAGGCCCTGCAGCCATTCCAGTCTGAAAATCAGACTTTAAAACAAAGGTTAATCGAGAATCTGGAAGCACGCCTGTATGACTTTGAGAATCTGAATGTTCCAAAGCTGACCAAAGCCGCAACTGTCAAGGCTGCGGTTAATGCCTATCTGGATAGCATTGGTGGAGAAGTTTTGCTGGATGCGCTTTCAGGTCAGACAAAAATTCATAAAAAAGGCGAAAAAGATGTACCTTTGTACCTTCAGGGAAAAGAGGTCTCCAACTTTGAGGACATCAAGTCTTTGGCAGTGCAGACCCACCTGAAAGATTATCTGACTCAACCGGGTGGCAACGGCGGGGCAGGCGGACCAATACCAATTACCCCTCCGACCCCGGCAGGCGGTGCGCAAAAGCCCAATGTAAACACATTGGCAGCGAGCAACTATGATAAGTTGCTTGCCGGCTTTTCAAACGAATAATTCAAATGTCAGTAAACACAGCCAATATTTGTCCGGCTGTCCTCACTACTCTTGTAGCTGAAGGCGTTCAGGATGAATCCAAAATCAACACCCGTGCTGGTGTTACCGGTGCTCTTTTGAGTGCTGAAAATCGAACCCGTGGTCCACAAATTAAAGATGCTTATTCAGATGGTCATTCCCGGGCAGTTCGCCTCGCTTTCAAGCAGCGGACCACCGCCGCTGACACTTCCGATGTGAAGGACTGCGGACCCGGTGCTGAGAATCCATATCTTGAGCAGGAATTCGCCATCGACCTTTACAGGCAGATTTCTTGGAAGGTAAAAGAATCAACTGTCCGCACCCTCTGCAAAGAGTACAGCGACCTTCAGGCAATCGCCGGAGTAACCCGGTCAAACTCCCCGCTTGGTGCATCTGCACTTCAGGCAGCCTACCAGTCTGGCAACTTCGTTGCTATCCGGGAAATGGCTCAGGAGTTCATGTATCAGGCTCCCGGTCTGATTGACTCAATCAACAAAGACCTGTTGGCTCAGTTTGCCCTTTCAACTGGTGATTATCAGGGCGGTGCTACTACCAACTCCTATGAAGTTCAGGCTTCTGCTGCTAACGGTGGTGGTCCTCTTTTTTCCGGAATCACCAATTTCAAGCAAGACCTGCAAAAGATTGGTTGGGATGGTTCATGGCACATCGTTGGTGGATATGGTGCCTTTCAGCGCATCGTTGAAATCAACGGCCTCAATTTCTGCTGCTCTGCACTCGGAGTAAATTTTTCTGAGGTGTATAACCCTGCACAATTCCGTTGGTTTGTGGACAACTTCATTGCAACCGATTTCGGAGACTCCGAAAACGATGCGGTGATTTTCGCTCCCGGATCTGCCATGCTGATACCTTACAACGAGTATGTCGGAAATATGGGTGGCAAGATTGACAATATCAATCGGATGACCATTCCGATGCCCGGCATACCCGGTTTGAATGCCGACCTGCGCATTGTGGAAAACGGCTGCGACGAGGATTACGACTTCATCATGGGCTTGCACTTCGGACTTTATACAGCTCCATTGGATATGTATAAGGCTGGAGACCGCCTCGCCGGTGTGAATGGCATCCTGTCTGCAAGTTTTACTCAGGCGAGCTAATAGAGGGCGATAGCTACTCAGAGGGTTACTCTGAAGGGTATGGCGGTTAGCTTGCCGAAAAGAAAAAGGGCTGCAAATGCAGCCCTTTTTTTGTTTCGCTTTGCTGGCAAATAGGCGCAATTATGCGCATACAGCGTAGTTATATAATACTTTACTAAACACCCGTAAATGAACCTTTATCATTGAAAAACTGATTATCAACTTCATCTGGAATATTCATTTGTAACCCTTTGAACGCTACATTTATCGCACCAGCCATTATGTATAAATCTCTTTTATCTGAAAAGTCGGTCCTTCTTTTGACTCCGACTCCAAAACCTTTTTTACCTTCTTTTTCAAACTCAATACAAGAGTGTAGAAGAATAAAATTTCGCATGGTTAGTATTAACCAAATCGACTGCATTCGAACTATGAATCTTTTGACCTCCCGTCTAAAAGCATCATATAACAGCCTGTTTTGCAATAGGCTGGGTTCAGTGGTATTATTTTGTTTTGTGCTATTCATTTTATTTTGTGCTAAATTTTAAAATTTGTTCCTTCGATTCCAGCCCATCGCAAAGCAGGGCGGGCGTTATAAGCAATGCCTACGGACGTTTGACATCAGGCCAATGTGGAATAAAGTAACTCCATCCCATCGGCATAGGTATTGCCAAGCATTTCTGCCCTTGCTTCTTTTTTACCATACAAGTATAACCGTCATATAAAACAGTGTCCCCGATTTTGAAATCGGCACTGCTTATAACAGGCGGTTTGCCGTCAGTGGCGGTTGAGTGCTTAATTTGGTCTTTTGTGCTATTCATGAGCTTTTGTATTAAAGTGAAACATTTGTGCTATCTATCGCCACCGAACGGCAAGCCGCTGGGGCGTTACCCCTCCCCGACCTCAGTAAAAGTGCAATGCGCCTTCCGGATTGTCAGCTCTTTTTCGCTGACATGAAATTCACCGATGACAAAGCCGCCGACCCAGATAGCATCCTGATAGGTAATCTGGATTTTCATCCGGTCTTTGTGCAGGTGGTCCACCTTGTAGGTCTTGCCGATTACTAAAGTTGGGGTTGGCATGGGAGTGCTAATCATTAAAAAGGCTCAGTTGATTTTTTTTAGAAACGACAGATTGAATATTTGCCTTCGCTAAATCATAATAGCTTTCTTTCAACTCAAAGCCAATTCCTTTCCTGCCCATTTTTACAGCTTGGTAAATTTCAGAACCTATACCCATAAAAGGAGTAAAAACCGTATCGCCTTTATTTGAATAAAGAAGAATAAGGCGTTCAATAGTTTCCAGTTGCAAAGGGCAAATGTGCTTTTCATCATTTTTATCCCTTGCATTTCTGAATCCCTGCAAAGTGTTTCCATAGTCAATATCCATCCAAACTGGAGAAGCGATTTTCTGCCATAAATCAACTGGCATATCAGTATTAGTTACCGGATCGGTTCTTTCACCATCTTTCCGAAAAACCATAACATAATCAGGAATACCCACCCGGCTCATTGTGCTATCCTTTTTAATTTGCTTATGAAGCAATCCAAGGGCTTTTGTCCGTTGCATTTCAACTACCGGATCTTTCCAAATTGTAACCCTTGAATGATAAACAAACCCGGCATCCTGAAAAGCCGAAAGAATCATTCCTGAAAAATCTCTGAGCCCTATAAAACCTTCTTTGCCTTTTTGGATTGGTAAGTCCATGCAATGTACGGCTACATTGCGACCCGATTTAACGACCCTGTAAAGTTCTTTGATAAGAAACCCGAACTGAGTCAAGAACTCCGTGTAGTCCTTTGAATTACCCATATCTTCCAAATGATTTGAGTAAGTGTAAAGTTCTGCAAATGGCGGGCTAAAAACTGAAAGACCGACCGATTCATCTGGTAATGATTGAATCAATTGTACTGAATCCCCTCGTTTGATTTCATACAAATCGGTTTTTTCGGGTGCCGTGTCGATCAATGATTCTTCCATGAATTGACCGTTTAAATTCTCATTAATTGCTTTGCTCATTTCTTTTTGCATTGTTAAAAATTGTTTTTGTTTTGTGTCGATAGCGGTTTTTACGTTTGCCATTGTATCAGTGGTAATCAGATAAATGTTTACCTCATTCTTTTGCCCGAATCGATAGGAACGTCTTATTGATTGGTAAAGCCCCTCAAAACTGAAATCCAATGAAGCAAAAACTTGATTACGGCAGTTTTGGTAGTTCATTCCAAAAGATGCAATCTTAGTTTTGGTAATCAAAACCCGAAAGTCATTATTTGCAAAGCCCAAAAGCATCCTTTCTTTATACTCAGGCGAATCAGAGCCGGAAACTTCAACCGCATCAGGAATTAATTTTTTTAATAGCTCGCCTTCCTCATTTTGCTTAATCCAAATGATAAAATTTTCATCAGAATCATTTACAATTTTCGCAACCTCATCCAACCTTTCAACTTTGGTAATCCTTAATTCCTGATTAAAATTTGTTGCTGAAATAATGGCATCATTAAAGATCCTGCCATTATCTCTTTTGGGCGTTTTAATTTCATGCTCAATAAAATTCAAATAAGGCAAATCATATCCTTCCATCTCAAATCCAATATCCTTAGGGTTGTTAAGCATTATTGCCCATGTTCCAACAAACCGATAAAACAGTTTAACAGCATGGCCCTTTAGCCTCCATTTAGCCGTTTCCCCTCCATCATGAATAAAATACATTGCAAGCATTTCATTTCGACTCATTACGTCTAAAAACTCAGAATGATTGCCTAGTTCCATTGGATCATTAGGGCTTGGAGTAGCGGTGCAAGCTAATTTGTAAGGGGTTTTTGAAAACAAATCAATTATTTGTTTTTTGGTAGCACCCTCAAAGTTTTTCAAAATTGAACTTTCATCCAGCACAATACCAGAATATTTGTTGCAGTCCAAATTATCTAATTGCTCATAATTCCAGACTTCAATAAAATCTGACGGAATGTTAAAGTTTGCCATTTCCTTAATTGTTTGACCTTTTACAGCCAAAGGTGCCAGAATCAAAACAGGCTTATTTGTTTTTTTTGAAACCTGATTGGCCCATTCCAACTGCATGAATGTTTTCCCAAGTCCACAATCGGCAAAAATTGCATACTTACCAGCTTTTAAGGCTCGTTTGATTATGAATTTTTGAAATGGGAATAATAGTGGATTCAGTTCTGATTCTGCAATTTCAAAACCAGAATGAATAATTGACTTTTGCTTTGCTTTTAAAAATTCTGAATATTCCATTTTTTTTTCTTTGGTTTTAAGACCGGCCCGGCACCTTTCAGCCACCGGGCCAGTTGCTTCATCTTATTGTCAAACTGATGTTTTCCCTCAAAGTAGCTCCCTCAATCTCTTCACCGGCCTTCAGCGCATTGCTGATTGTCGACTTGCTGACCTCTTTTTTGATGACCCAGAACAATTCAGGCAGGGCATCTTCGTCAGTGATTTCAACACTCTGGCTTTTCCGGGTGCTGATTTTCAAAAGGTCGGTTTCATGCCGCCGGATTCCCTTGCCGTCTTCCTCACCGAAAACCAGTAGGGCTTGCAACAAGGCTTCCCGGAGCCGAAGGACTGTATTCTCTTTCGTCTTTTTGATAGCCTGCACCCGCTTAATCTCAGCGGCTGCGGCCTCGGCCTCGGATTCCAGTTTCAGAATCACCTTGGCATATCCTTCGGCTTTGGCTGCGAAAGATTCCCGGGTTATGGTAAGTTCCTGCTCCATTTCAGGAGTCAGCTCGCCGCCGGCCTCTTCAATAAGAGAGGCCAGCTCGAGGTATTGTGCGGTGATGTTCCAGATGTTTGCCATGACTTTAAAAGGGAATTTCGTTATTATCTTCTGCTTCTGCCATGTAGGAGTGCTTTTGCGACTCAGTAAGGGTGGCGGCCTGCAATGCTGCAACTTGCTCAGCGTTCAACTGGAAGACCTGCTGTGCGGCTTCTATGGCTCCTGAATCGCCGGACTTCACTCGCTCGAGTAAAGCCTGCCATTGCTTATCGCTTATCAGCTTTTTCGCCGGGGCTTTGGCTGGCTGCGGGGCTGCGCTCTGGCTATCGGGGTCGGCTTCGGTCTCGTCGATAAGGAAGAGGCCATTCAAAGCATACTTCCGGGCGTAACTGGATGCGCTTCCGGTGGCTTGCTCTGCACTCATGCCCTTGTGTTCGGCAAGCTCTGCAAAACCATTTACGCAGGTGGATTGCCCACCTATGGTAAGGCAGGCGGTGGCCTTCATGAAGAAGCGATTGCCGATGCAGACTATTTCATCGGTCAGGATAAGGGTCGCATTATGTTTAACCAAAACTGGTTTGGCAACCTCAAGTATGTCCTCGCAGGACCGATACCGGAATTTTGCGCCGAAGTTGCTCTGATTTGCCTTCGGCACTTTGATTTCTTTTTGAATTGCTGTTAAACTCATGGTCGTAAATTAGAATGGTAAATCGTCGTCATCTGAAACTTGCGCTGCTGCCGCCGATCCTGCGGGCTTTGCTCCCGGGGTTTCACTAGCCCATACCGTCTTGCCATTGCCGATGTAAACTTTTGCGGCTTTGGCTTCTCGTTCTTCTTTGGACTGCCCGGTAGTAATGGCAACATCGTTGCCAAATTTGTCAGCATCATCATTGACTGCGATGCTGATAGAGTAATACTTCTGTCCATTCTTACCCTCGGTAATTTTAGACCTGTCGATTTTTGCGAGGTCTATGCTCGCTGAAATTATTCGTGCCATGGCGCAAAGAAAAAGGGATTAAATTTAATTACAAAAAAAATTTTAAATAAATGGCAAAACTTCCAAAAAGGACCAGATTGCCGACAAGCATAAAAAGGGCAATCATCCGCCACTTGGATGCTGCGGCTTCGGATTTGAATGCTGCGGCTTCGGATTCTTCAAGTTCAGCCATTGCGGTCTGCAACGCTTTTTTCGCATCGGTCAGCTTATTATAGCTTTCCGCTTCGGTTGCCTCCAGTTGAATCACCCGCTTTTTCAACCTTTCAACAGATTCCTGCAATTGCTCTTTTTCCTGAGTAAGCACCGTTTGTTCTTCTATTAAACCACCTAATTGATTGTTTAGGTTTTTGATAGTTTCGAGACAATTTTTGTTATCACGCAATTCACGCTCAGTCTCTTCTAATTCAAAAACCCTTTTATTCAGCCTTTCAATGCTAAGTTCCATTTGGCCTTTATCAAGATTTTGAAGAACAGTAGCTCTGCGCCTCCAATATCGATGCTTATCACTTTCTTGTTGCAGCATCCTCTCTACCACTTCCACCTGAAGCAGTTCCTCTGCAATTTTAGTAGGTAAAACAAAAGTGCCTTCAGGCTTAGTTCTCGCCTTTAGGTTATACTCCATTTGGCAGTGCCCATCGGCAATGTGAGTTACAAAAAACCGGCCTCGACCGATTCCAAAGCGGATACCCTCTCCCAGATACAGCCGCTCTCTTTTGATGAACTTTGACATTTGTTGAAAATATTTTTGCAAATAAAAAAGACTTAGTTTTAATTTGCAAAAAAAATTTTAAATAATTATGAATCCGACCAATCTGCCCATTACAATCTGGGCCTTTACTCAAAAGTATGGACTACCTTATTACATTACCCGCAGGCTTGTATCTGAGGGGGCAATGCTGACCGTGCAGTCTGCAACTGGTCGCCTGATGCTGATGGACATTCAATCCAATATAGTGCAGGCAACACAGGCAAAGAAATTGAAACCGGGCCGCAAAAGCAGCAAGAAATGAAAGCCACCGGAGTCTGGTCTCAAAAGGAGGCCGAAAGCAATCACCAATTCAGCCCGGCACTGGCTAAACTTCTGGCTGGCCGGGTTTTTCGCAATTCACATTCAGTCTTTGACATTGGATGCGGCCCGGGTAAATATGTGGATTACCTTGTATCACAGGGCATCCCTGCAATCGGGGTCGATGGCACTTCATTCGGGAAACAATTACAGCATGACCTGACCAAACCATTCCCGGATGACTTTATCACAGGCGGTCATGCCATTCTTTCCCTCGAAGTTGCTGAACATATCCCGGCTGAATTTGAGGACAGCTTTCTGCATAACCTGATTAAGTTCAGCAGCGGCCTGATAGTTCTTTCATGGGCAATCCCGGAACAGGGCGGCTTTGGCCATGTAAACGAGAGGTCTAATCCCTATGTTATCAGGAAAATGGCCGAATATGGTTATAACTTGCAGCCTTTCATGACCAACTTTTTGCGGCAATCCCTGAAAAGAGATGACTGCTGGTGGTTTCGTAATTCAATCTTTGTTTTCTCATGCTAATTTCATTATTCAAATCATCACAAAAAGGAATCAGGAATCCGATACCGGAAGAAGACCTGACATTCACGGCCTACATCGAAGGCATCCGGGAAGGCCATTGGTACATTGAAGTTATGGCCTATCGGCAGGAAAAGTCCGAGGAAAAAAAGCGGCAACTTCCGGCGGTAACTCCTTCGGGGCAATTCAAAAAGCAGGGAAAAGAAGGCCTTGTCGAGCATTCAGGGGTTATCTGCATTGACATAGATGCAAAGGATAACGAGGGCGTTAATATGCGCAACTTGCTAACTGATGAATATCTGCTGGCAATGCACCTTTCTACCGGCGGCGAGGGTTATGCAGCCTACTTCAAAGTCGACCCAAATAAGCATCTGGATGCTTTTCTAGCCCTTGAAAAAAGGCTGGCAGATAAGTACCACATCATTATTGACCCGGCCTGCAAAGATGTTTCCCGGCTTCGGTTCGTATCCTTTGATACCGAGGCCTATTTGGCAACAAAGCCAATTCCGGTTTTCAAATCGTACCTGCCGAAATCCAAGTCAGCTCCCATAATGAAGGTTTACCCGCATGGTGAACACGACATCGAGTTTATCATGGCTCAGATTGAAAGTAAGCGCATTGACCTGACCGATTCCTATGCTGACTGGATTAAAATCGGCTTTGCCATTGCATCCAAATACAAGGAAGCCGGCTATGACCTGTTTCACCGGATAAGCCAGATTTCCAGTAAGTACAAGCCAGAGCAATGCGAAAAAAAGTATAAGCAGCTCTGCCAAAGTACCCATAACTCGGTAACCTTCGCCTCTTTCATGTATCTGGCAAAGAATGCAGGGGTGGATATTCAGACCAAGGAGACAAAGCATATTGTCGCTACGGCAAAGGCGCACAAGCTCAGGGTCGGCACCAACGGCGGACCGAAGGACATTAACTCGGCAACTGATTCAGCACTCCGCATTCTGAAAGAGATTGATCAGGTCGAGGTGGACCAACTGGACCAGATAGTTGCGGACACCATGCAGCTTGATTTGAAAGACCTCAAAGCTGTTGCCGAAGACACTCCGGTAAAACAAATCAAGTCCTTTCTTCGGTCATATAACCTACGATTTAATACCGTTACCCGCAATGTAGAGTTGGACGGCAGCCCGATTACAGACCAAGACATTAACAACATCTACCTTGATTGCCTTGAGTCTTTCGGGAAAAAAGAGGTCAGCATGCAGCTTATTCAGGCGATTATTGACTCGCACTTTGTCATTCAGTACAATCCTTTTTTGGAGTTCTTTTCTGCCAACCAAAACCGCCATGCAGAAGGCCATCTGGAAGCACTGGCAAGGTGTGTAAGGTCTGGCAGCCAGACTCAGGAGTTTGTCGAGTTGATGGTCAGGAAATGGGTTTGCTCAGTGGTTGCATCCATGCACGGTGAATACTCAGTTATTATTCTAGTCCTTTGCGGAAATCAGGGTATTGGAAAAACAAACTTCTTCCGCAATCTGCTACCTGCATCCCTGCGGTCCTATTACGGCGAAAGTAAACTGGATGCCGGAAAAGACGACGAAATATTGATGTGCAAAAAGATTATCCTTTGCGATGACGAATTCGGCGGCAAATCCAAGCAGGAAGCAAAGAAACTCAAGGAGCTTTCTTCCAAGCAGACATTCAGCATCCGGAAGCCATACGGCAGGGTGCATGAAGACCTGAATAGGTATGCAGTTCTTTGCGGCACTTCCAACGACGAAGAGGTAATCAACGACCCGACCGGTAACCGCCGGATTCTGCCCATATCAGTCTCAGACATTGACTGGGAGGCGTATAATGAGATTGATAAGGACTTGCTTTTTATTGAGGCTCTGCATGAATACCGGACAAAAGGTGCAGATTCATGGCAGCTAAGCCGGGCCGATATTGGCTATCTGGACCAGCTGACCTACAACAATGTGCAGCCGGCAGCGGAAAAAGAATTGTTCCTGAAATTTTTCTATATTCCAGAAACTTTTCTGGAGTCATCAGGCGAATGGATGACCAATACCGAAATCAAAGATTACATCGAGACTCGGACCAAGCAGCACATCAGTTCGCACAAGTTGGGGGCGATTTTGAAGACGATGGGTGCCAAAAAGCACAATCGAAGGGAGAAAGGCTTCTGTGGTTGTTACTTTGTGGTTAGATATGACTACGCCGAAAAACACCCCTATCAAGTTGATACTCAGATTGCTCCGTTCTAGCGTGGTTACTTTGGTCAGTTTTTTATGCAATTTTCTTTAGGCAATATATAGCGATGTGTGTGTGTACCTATATATATAATATATATACTCTAATAAAAGAAAGTAACCAAAGTAACCACATTAACCACAAATGGCCTTTACGCTATTCCAGAGGCCGGTTTTTTGTGGCCACTTCCAAAATTACCAAGTAACCAACAATGACTACACTCCGAGAATATCAACAGACTGCAATTGACCAGCTCCGGGCCAATATCATGCAGGGAAAAAAGAGGCTTATCCTTTGCAGCCCGACAGGTGCAGGAAAGACCGTCATGTTCAGCTACATGGTTGCCGCTGCATTGCAGAAAGGAAAGAGGTGCATAATCTTTACCGACCGCATAGAATTGCTCAGGCAGGCTGATGGTAGTCTGGCAAGATTCAATATTGCCGCAAGTCTTATCGAGGCCTCTAAGGGCAGCATTGCGCCTGATGCTGCCTGTTATATCGCAATGGCGCAGACCTTCATCCGGCGAAAGGCAAATCCAGCCTATGCCGACCTGCTGAATGCGATGGACTTGGTAATCATAGACGAGGCGCATAAACAAACCTTCAACAACCTTCTGGATCTGATTAACCCAAATGCCGTGGTAATAGGGGCAACTGCTACACCATTGCGCCGGGGAAAACAAACCTGCCTTTCCCAATTTTACCAAAACCTGATTAACCCTGTGCAGGTCTCAGAGTTGATTCAACTGGGCTTTCTTTCCGACCCTGTTTCTTTCGGCACTCAGATTGACCTTTCCGGTATTGCAATGAAAGGCGACGACTACGATACCAGCCAAATGGCGCAACGCTATTCAGAGCGCAAAGTTTACGCTGGTGTGCTATCCAATTATTCCCGACTTTGTGATAGGAAGAAAGCCATTGTTTTTGCTTCCAATATTGCCAGCAGTCAGGAAATATGCGATGCCTTCCAGATGGCCGGGTACCCTGCCCGCCATGTTGATGGGGAGATGAGCAAGAAAGAGCGGGCCGCCGTTTTGCGGTGGTTCAAAAATTCGCCGGATGGCATCCTTTGCAATTGCGACCTGATGACAACCGGTTATGATGAGCCGACTATCGAGGTGGTCATCCTTTACCGGGCCACTGCAAGTTTGCCACTGTTCATGCAGATGGTGGGCCGTGGCAGCCGGGTAACCGAGACCAAAAAGCGGTTTATCATTTTGGACTTTGGAAACAATATTCAGTCTCACGGCTACTGGGAGCAAGACCGGGAATGGAGTTTGAAAAAGAAGCAGATCAGAAAAAAGGCCGGGGTTGCCGGTGTAAAAAGTTGCCCGAATTGCGAGGCCTTAATACCGCCTTCTACTCGGGTATGTAAATATTGTGGGCAAATAATTGAGCAAAAACCAAAAGACCCGCCGCCGGTAGCTGAATTACAATTGCTGACAAAAGCCGATGGCATGAAATTGGCCAAAAATGCTGATATTGCGGCGAAAGCAAAACTGGCAAAGGCCAAAGTAATCAGTCCTTTCTGGGTGCTGCATAACTGCAAGTCCAAAGACGAGGCCTTGCAGTTTGTTTCACTGATGGGCTGGAAAAAAGGCTGGTTATTTCATAACGCAAAGAGATTCAAGATTTTCGCAAGTTCAGATGGAAGAGTTTAAATTACAGGCTCAGTGCTTTCAATGGCACTGGAACAATTACCCGGATGAAAGAGGCCTATTGTTCACGGTGAATAACAACTCAGGCAGCAGGAAAGAAGGTGCTGTGATGAAGGCAATGGGAGTTGTCGCCGGGGTAAGCGACATGATTTACCTGCAATCCGGTGGCCCGGTTTTTCTGGAGTTCAAAACCGCTACAGGTCGGCAATGTCCGGCTCAGAAACGATTTCAGGAAGTAGTAGAATCGCAGGGCTATCAGTATCACATAATCCGCAACTTTTATGACTTTAGAACTGCAACTGGAAAATAAGTGGGCACTGGCAAAGTGCTACATATACAGCTTCATTGCCCAACCGCCGAGGGAGTTCTGGGATAATCCTGAGTTTATGGACCAGCGGGAGTTCCTGCTTGCCTTTTTAGGGTGGACCATTGTCAAGACAGATTTCAATGTTATCTTTGCCAATTACCGCCATTACAGGCCGATTCAGGAGGCGCTGGCGGCTGCAAAGTTAGCCTATGAGACAAAGACCCTTCCAAAGAACATTGCTGGATTCTGGAGCCGCATCGTTGCCGAAGGTGGCCTTTCTTGCCTTTGAGTTCAAGATGGGAAAGCCAAAGTTATTCCTTTCGGTCCGGCCCGGGGTGGAATGCAGGATTCATACGATTCAGGAAGGCGCAAAATCTGGGAATGATTACGAGTTCAAGTTCAATGTCGAGGCCATGCACTTCCTTATCCGGTTAATATCCGATTGGAATTGCGAGGTCAGCATCTATGCCAATCACCCGATGACCGCTGAATGGGAGGCCTTCTGCCAGATGCGAGGGATTCAGCATGGCGTTGTGGAGTATTGAAAAACTTGCCGTATCTTTGCCTCGGTTTTGAATTTGAAATGAATGTTGTTAAATCTTGGTTTTCCAAAAGAAGCCGCCTTTTAGGTGGCTTTTTTTTTGATAAAAATCAAGAAGTTAAAAAAGTTTGCAAAATATTTTGAATAAAGTTTGCAAAATAGAAAACAGGTATTACCTTTGTATCACTGCAACGGTGCAGGATTTAACAACAAAAAAAAATGAGAACGCAAAATTTAGGTCAGAGAATCGTTAGCCTTCTTTCAAAAGTAGGGTCAATGTCAGATTCAAAAAATTCATCAACAAAAAGAAGTCAAGCCGCATATCTGATTCAAAGAGAAGAATGCAGCAAGGAAATCGCAGCACTAAGGTCATTGGGAGTGAATGAAACCAAATTCCCTTACTTTAATGATGCGGTGGTAAAATTCAATTACTGGAGATAATTTAAACCGGGGCTTCGGCCCCTTTACCTCTCTGGTAATGCCCAAATCCAACGCAGGCCGAAAACCGCAATACGGCGAGGCAACTACTACGGTCGCTTTTCGGGTGCCTCAATCACAGGCACCTGAAATCAAAAAACTGGTTGCCGAATTTCTGAAAAAACTCAAAGCCTCTTAATCGGGGCTTTTTTTGTAACTTTGCATCCTAAACCAGTTTGCCATGCCATTGAAAAAAGGTTACAGCCAGAAAACGATAGGTTCAAATATCAAGACTGAAATGAAGCGAGGCCGGCCCAGAAAACAGGCAATCGCAATCTCTCTATCGGTCGCTAAAAAGGCAAAGAAGGCAGCAAAAAAGAAGTAACCAGCATGCAGGTAGTTCCAATTTCAGAAATAACCAGAAACCCGGCAAACCCTCGCATAATCAAAGATGAGCGATTTGCAAAGCTGGTTCAAAGCCTGAAAGACTTTCCAGAGATGGCCAATGTCAGGCCGATTGTCGTCAATAAGGATATGGTTATCCTTGGCGGCAATATGCGATTTCGGGCAATGAAAGAGGCCAAATGGAAAGAGGTGCCAGTTGAGGTTGTAGATTGGTCTGAGGAAAAGCAAAGGGAATTTATCATCAAAGACAATGTTGGGTTTGGAGAATGGAATTGGGATGACTTGGCGAATGATTGGGATGAGGAATTATTAGTTGAATGGGGTTTGGATTTGCCAGTATTTTTTAATGATAGTGATGATTTAGGAACTGATTTTAGTTTGCCAGATGGGGACAAAGCACCGTTTCAACAAATGACTTTTACATTGGCAGATGAACAAGCGGAACAAATTAAAAACGCAATAGCAGACATTAAATTAACAGATGAATATAAGTATGCTGAAACAATGGGTAACGAAAATTCAAATGGCAACGCACTTTATTTAATTATAATGCAATGGGCAGAGCAAAGGAAATAATTGTAAAAGTAATACCTAGTAAGATTGCTAATGAGTTTGTAAAAAAAAATCATTACAGCGGAAAGGTAGTACCTAATAGCACTTTACACTTTGGTTGCTTTTTAGATGAAAAATTGCATGGAGTAATGTCTTATGGTAGTTCTTTAGATAAAAGTAAAACAATAGGATTAGTTGAAAATACAGGGTGGAATGATTATTTAGAATTAAATAGAATGGCATTTGACGAATATTTACCAAAGTATTCAGAAAGTAGATGTATTGCAATTACCTTTAAATTGATTAAAAAAAATGCTCCTCAAATAAAATGGATTTTATCTTATTCAGATGGATGCGATTGTGGGGACGGAACTATTTATAGAGCAAGTGGATTTAATTTAACTTTAATAAAAGAAAATAGCGATTTATTTTTATTACCTAATGGGAGTAAAATTCATTCAATGACAATAAAGTCAAGTAAAACATTAATGAATAAATATGGTAATTGGAAAAAATATTTAGATAATGAACATAATGGGTGGCAAAAGATAAAAGGCTTTCAATTAAGATACATTTACCTAATTGACAAGACTTGCAAAATAACTGTTCCAATATTGCCATTTAGCAAAATAGATGAAATGGGAGCAGGGATGTATAAAGGGAAAAAAGTATCTTTGCAAGATCGAAAAACACAAGCGGCACTACCTCACAAGGGAGAGGGTCAGTCACTCCAGACTGAAGGGGCGTTCGATTCGACCGTGCCGCTCAATAATTCCGTAACTAATCCGTAATGCAATGGCAGGAACAAGACCCGGACGGAACGGAGGCACATTAAAATCAGGAGGAGCAACTGGAGGAGGCCGTCCAAAAAAACTCCCGGAACTCCGGGAACTATTAGCCAATGTTTTAGGCGATGAAAAGGACGGCAAGACGGCGGCAGAGGCAATCCTGATGGCCCTCAGAGCCAAGGCGGCAAAAGGCGATGTTCGGGCCGCCGAACTACTTCTTGACCGGGCCTATGGCAAGCCTAAGCAAGATGTGGACCTTTCCGGCAGCATGGTAACGGTAATCAAACCAAAGCCGATTGCAGACTCTTGACCTCTCAGACCCGGCACTGTGGCAACAGAAATACTTGCCCTCAGTAATTAATCCGAAGACCTTCAATATCCTTTGGGGCGGAAGCGGCTCGGGTAAAAGCCAGTCCATGATTCAGCTCTTTTTGGCTGAAATCTGCAATCATGGCGAAAACCAATATCAGACTTTCTTTGTAATCCGCAAGGTTGCCGCAACGCTGCGCAATTCAGTCTTCGCCGATTTCAAAAACAAAATAAACGAGTGGGGCATAAACCACTTTCTGCAGGTCAAGCCCGGTTACATGGAGATTCATTCAGGTACCAACAAAATAGTTTTCCTCGGCTGCGATGACCCGGAAAAATTGAAATCGCTAAGTCAGGCAAAGTATATCTGGATTGAAGAAGCGACCGAACTTTTTCTGGATGACTTCACTCAGATAACCCTTCGATTGCGGGGCAAGTCCAATCACCAAAAGCGGTTCTTCCTGACTTTTAACCCGGTCAGCGATACACACTGGATAAAGAAGCGGTTTTTCGATGAGGTGCCGGAAGCAGAGCAGGACCAAATACTGCGGCTGCATGGTACCTACCGGGATGCCTTGAGCTTTCTGGATGCCAACTACATAACTCGGATGGAAGCCCTTCGGGAAGTGAATGAGACAATGTACGAAATCTATGCACTCGGCCACTGGGGTATCTGGGATAAGGAAAAGCTATTTGCCAAAGAATTTGATGAGACGGTTCATGTCTTCCGGGGTGCAATCAAAGCCAAACCCGGGATGCCGCTGTATCTGTCCTTCGATTTCAACTCTGCCAATGGTGGAAATACCTGCCTTGTCGCACAGCACACGATTAACGCACCAAAGGACCGATACTATTGCAATGTTCATGTGCTGAAGGTTTACCGGATGCACGACCTTGAGGCAATGTGCCAAACCATATTGGCTGAATATCCGGGCTTTGAATACCACATAAACGGCGACCGAAGCGGCAAGAATGCGAATGAGGCGACAAGTGATAACAAGTCCAATTATCAACTGATTGCCAATTACCTGCACCTCGACCCGACCTACCAGATGCATATACCCAATGCCAACCCACGCTACATATCAAGTCGTTTACATACCAATCTGGTACTTAAGCACGGCAAAGTTCTACTCTCCTTACACGACCACAACGAGGGCTTATTTGCCGCTACTTTTATGCCTGAATTGATAGCCGACTTAAAAGCGGCCCGGATAAACAATGATGGAAGTCTGGATGCTTGGAAAAATGAAAATCCACAAATCGGCCACTGTCTGGATGCCTTGCGGTATTACCTGACAACCAACTTTTACCAGATAGTTGCTGAATATGGGCTGCAAGAATTTGGAGACAAAATTGCGAAAAGTAGTAACTTTGCCCCATGAGTTGCTGCAAGAATATCCTGAAAGTCTGCACCCTTCTGCCCGATTGCATGGAGGGATTATTCATCCATGTACCGCCTGCCTATTCTGAGGCTGAGATCACCATTCAGATAACCAACGGCAAGGGGCAAAAGATAACGCTAACCGAAGCCCCGCTATCAGGTCAGGTTGTCATCCTTACGCAAGACTACGATGCTGGGTTCTTCAATCCATACGGCGGCTTATACCAACTGCAATTCTTTACACCTTCCGGCCAACTGATAACCTTTGAGCAGGGCGGAAAGACTTATGATACTGTCAGCTTTGAGGTCGGCGAATTTGATTCGACAACCGGAGAGCTAAATGCCTTTTTGTAGTGATTTGATAGAATTGGACTGAAAGCCACTTGGAAATTTCAAGTGGTTTTTTTGTTACCTTTGCGGATATGAAGTTCAAATGTAACTGCGGCACCAAAAAGCCGAAAGGACCAAGGGGCAGCAGGCGATGATTGTCAGTGCAATATCGACCGCTTTTTTTTGCTGGTTTTTCGCCTATTGTCTGGACGAGGTGCCATACCTGCATTGGTACGGTAAGCTAATTGACCGGCTGCCATACCGCCTTAATAAACCAATGGGCCGCTGTCCTTTCTGCATGGCTCCGTGGCTTTACATTCTTTTCCTCTTAACTCCAAGTGATGCAAACATTATTAAACATCTTTGGCAGGTCGCCTTCGGCTTCGGCTGGGTCTATGCCGGAAACGAACTCTTTGCCCGATACATCTACCGAGGCGAATAAAGCCTACGCCGGAACTGCACCAGCGGAATGGCGGGATAAAATCGAATATGCCTTTACCTCTGGCGGGCGCAATTATTACCGCTTCATTTCCGAGCCGTACATCCCTTACACCCGGGCCAATGCTGCTCTGGATATTTATGAAGAACTGGAATGGGGTATCAGTCCGGCAATCCTGCAAAAGCACATGGCCGCAGTTGATGCGGTCCTGATGGATAGCAAGATAAAGACCAAAGAAGCACTCCTGACCAAATTGGCGGTGCTGAATAGCCATCTGAAAGAGCGGTTTGGATTGGCCACCAACCTGACCCTGCGCATGAAGTTGGCCACGGTCCTGTACTTCGATGAAACTGAGGATATTACTACCTACAACTATCAATACGGCGTTTCAAAGGCAAAGCACTGGGCCGAAAGCCACGATATACCAGATTTTTTTTTGAAGCTGCCAATATTAAACTTTCTGCCCTCTTTGCAAGATTGGGAGCAGAATTTGGCAACTCTTATGCGAGCCGAGGCAATAAAGGCAATCCACCATCTGGAAGTAGCTACTATGCTGAATATACCCGGAGAAACAAATCCAGAATTAGCGAACTTGTTAGAATCACAAAAGGCTCTATTCGAGATTATCAGGAATTGGAAGTGATGGGTATCTGGAAGCACAATGTAGTGAAGGAAGAACTGATCCGGCTGCACAAGGCTGGAAGATAGCGGGCCGCAGGTTGCCTGCCCGATCTGAGATAGCAGTCCGCAGATCGCCGGAAATCCTTATCTTTGGCGCACTATGGCAACGATTAGCACAAACGACATTGTAGTCAATTATAAGCTCGGTGATGTCTCCGGGCTGGCTCAACTGGAAAGCAAGTTATCCGGGCTGACCAAAGATGAGCAGGCTGCACTTGCTGAGGCAAAAAGGCTGACGGCTCAATTCCAAAAGATGGGCAACGAAGGCAAGGCCGGGGCTGAAAAGGTCAGTCAGGGGGTCAATTCTGCAAGGTCCAGTATGGGAAACCTTGGCAGCACCATTAACAGCATTGGCAGCTCTTTAGGTATAGCTTTCAGCGGTGCCGCAATAGTCGCCTTTGGAAAAGAGGTAATAAACATTACGGCCAAATTCGAGCAGCTTCAAAAGGCTATCACCTTTTCATCCGGCTCAATTGAGGAAGGTCAAAAATCAATGGCTTTCATCCGGCGCACTGCATCCAGCCTTGGATTGGACTTGCTCGGGGTTGCTGAAGGTTACAAGACTTTTGCAGCCAGTTCCAAAATGGCCGGCCAAAGTACGGATGAAACGAATCGGCAATTTCTGGCAGTTACCAAAGCGGTTGCAGCAATGGGCCTCAGTACGGACGATGCCAAAGGCGTATTTCTTGCCCTTGGCCAAATTATGAGCAAAGGCACTGTGCAAGCAGAAGAATTACGGGGGCAAATCGGCGAAAGATTGCCGGGTGCCTTTAATCTTGCGGCCAAATCAATGGGCGTAACCACGGCAGAGCTGAATAAGATGCTGCAACAAGGTCGGGTTATCAGTGGTGATTTTCTGCCAAAGTTTGCAACCGAATTAGAAAAAACCTTTGGTGAAGAGGCCGCAAAGAATATCAATACCCTGACAGCCAGCCAAAACAAATTTGGGGCTGCATTGGATTCACTTATGGTTGCCCTCGGTACTACCTATCAGGGCCGGATTAAGAGCTTCTTCGATACTTGGGCAAATAACTTTGACCGGGTGAAAGGCCTGATTGACCCGGGTACGGCAATCTTTGACAAAGGAATGCAGCAATCCATGAAGCTATCTCAGGAGGCTTTGAAAATTGCTATCAACAACAAGAATGCAGAAATCAGGCAGCTGAAAGAGCAATACCGACTGAGGGCCGAAATAGTCGCCGCTGATGGAGAGATGAGCGACTTGGAAAAAGTTATGGTGGAACAGTTGGCCGATAAGATTACCATGCAGCAAAAGTTTCGGGATGGTATGTTTGCCAACCTGAAGACCACCGAAGACACGGCAAAGGCTACCGAGCAGACAACTGAATTGACGGCGGAGCAGATTAAGCTACTCAAAGCCGAATTCAACGAGCGCAAAAAGCTATTGGAAATTCAGCGAGAATATGAATTACTGCTTAAATCGATTGAAGGCAATGTACCAGAGCCACAAGCCAAACTGGGTGCCGAAGTAAACTACCTAAAAAGTCTGGAATTGTTACAAAGGGAGTATGCGGCCAAAGGAGTTGATATAACGAAGACTGAAATTGAAATCACCAAACTGAATCGGCAAAAGGCAAATGAGGAACTGATTTCGGAGGAAAACCAATTTCAGATGCAAATGAAAGATGCCAGTAAGGGTTATTTTGCTGAACTTGACAAGCAGCGCAAAGAAGATGATGAAAAGCGGCGTAAAAGTCAGGAGGACCGCATAAAGGCCGCAAAAGAGGCCGCAGATGCTGAACTTGCAGCTGAAAAGAAGTTGCAGGAAGAAAAGCAAAAAGCCCGGGAAGAGGCTGAAAGGCAGGCAATTGATTTGGCCCAAATGACTGTAAACTCAATATTCAGTCTGCAATCTCAGTACGCTGCCAATGACCTTGCCAGAAAGCAGCGGCAATTCGATGAAGAAATCAGGCTGGCAGACGGCAATGTGCAGAAAATCACCGAGATTGAGGAAAAGAGGCGGGCAGCGGAAAAGGAAGCCCGGCTAAAGCAATTCAGAGCTGACCAAATGCAGGCAATCGCCAATGCGATATTCACGGCGGCTCCATACATTATTAAGTACACGGCGGGCCTGCCAGTTACGGCGGCAAACCTTTCGCTGACCTTGGGCGCACTTGCGGCGCAAACAGGCTTTATCCTTGCCCAACCAGTTCCTGAATTTGCAAAAGGGGTTGAAAACTTTGAAGGCGGTCCTGCAATCGTAGGGGAAAAAGGCCGGGAGTTGGTAAGGACCGATTCAGGCAGTTACCTGACACCTGACCGGGCAACGCTGACCTATCTGCCGAGGGGTGCAGATGTTATCACGGCACCAAAGACCCGGGAATTGCTTGCAGGCAATTCGACCCTTACCAGAGTTCGCAATGAATGGTCGGCAATCGATACGGCACCGATTGCAAAGGCAATTATGGGAATGCCAGTTCAGTCTCTGGAAATATCCGAAAGAGGGCTGGAGCGATATGTTACGAAAGGGAATAGGACAACGAAAATCCTGAATAAAAAAAGAGGGGCTAATTTATGAATTACCGGTTTTTCCTCAATAACCAGCAGGTCGATGAACCTGTTGGCTGGGATCAAGTGATTTTCGCAATCAAGCGGATGGATAGCTATGGCATCGACCAGAGCTTCAGCACTGGATTAACCTTCACAGGCGACCAAGACCGGATGCCTCAGATGGCCAATGGTGCAGCGATATTGCGCTTGATATTTGTCAATGAATTTATCAACGGAGCGGTTGATGTCCGCATTGAATCGGACTTTGTTTTTGAGGGCACCCAATGGAGCTTTCAGGGCCAAATTGATTTCAGCACCTATGAGGAAATAGAGATATGCGATGGATGCAGCGACGGCGTAAAGGTCAGCATAATCGAGGACCAATGGCGGGAGGCTTTTTTGCGAAATCAGGATGTCGATTTGGACTTGCTGAATGAGACGGCTCTGGATGGCACCGATATTGGGCCGTTCAATCTGGGCGAGGTAACGCTGCATTCGCAGGAGTTATATTTGCAGGGGCGTTGCAGGCAGTTGGCGAATACAGGTTACATAAATACTACTGCGGATGTGATTTGGCCTTTGTATTGGCAGCAATCGGATTTTAAAGGACCGTTTGGAAGTTCATTGGATGTTATTGGATTAACATTTTCAGTAACTAATGTAATTTTTAAAAACAACTCAAATGTTACCAGAACCTTTATTGTAAATGGTAAATTAAAATGTAGGGTTGTAAATGGCGATGACCCAAATGATATGATAATCAGGATGATAAAATATCCTGACCCAATGGGGCCAGCTACCTTAATAGCTGATTATGCATATACTTCATTTGGACCAATTGAAATCAAGACAATGGAGGCCGATATTGTCAATTTAACATTCACTCTTGGCCCGGGTGAATCCTTTCAAGTTCAGCACTACCTTACATCTTCTCTTTATAATAGAGCGGTTGGCTTTATTTACCCAGAAGAAAACTACCTGACTTTTACCGAATACAACCGAGGCACCGCAACCTTTTGCCGGGGCGTTTACATTTACGACTTTCTGGATAGGATAGTTACCAAGATGACCGGGCAAGCAGGCCGGGTGCGGAGTGATTACTTTGAGTATGGCGGGTGCCAGTGGAATCACCTGATTACAACGGGGCTATTTATCCGGAATGGTCAGCTACTGGAAGAAGCCGAACCGCAAATACCGACGACCTACAAGGACTTCTTTGATGGCATCGACAAAATCTTTTGCCTTGGTTGGGAGTTTGAGCAAGACCAGAATGGCGATTGGTTCATCCGAATAGAGCCGAGGTCGTACTTCTTCCAGAGGGTTATTACCAGTGAGTTCTTCAATGTCTCCGGGATTACCCGGCGGCCAAATCTGGATTTGGTTTTCGGGAATATTTCGGTAGGCTATAACGAGAACTGGAAGAACACAGCCCTATCCGGTATTTTCGAGATGCACACGAATCGGGAATACCATGTCCGCAATAAGGTGATGGAAAACGGCGCAACAAAGAAAATGGACCTGCTGACCGATATTATTGGCTCTGGCTATGCAATTGAGTATTCACGGCGGTTGCAGTTCTTTGAAGATAATTCTGGAACCAGCGACAGGCCGAATGATTATGAGTTATTCATCATCTGGCTTAATCGGGAGACGGTCAGCTTTGAGGATATTGCAGGCACCGGCTATGAGGTTGCAGGGCAGACAGGCGAATTCAGTTTCGGTCCGGGAACGGTCAGCTATGGAAGCAATTTCATCGACTTTTGCGATGCCCCGATTGCCAACATTTACAACATCATCAACACTCCGGCCCGGATTGCGGTCAGGTGGTGGAAATGGCTCGGAATGAATACCTTCGGCCTACCTAATGCCGATAAGAAGCTGTTCTTTCAGGTAGGCGAATATTATACTCAGATGGGCAGCAGGCTCGGAAATGATGACCTGCCTTATGTCTGCAATGAGGTGAATGATGAGGACACCACCATTTTTGAAAATGCCAACATCGAGGCGGCTCTTTCGACCGAGGCAATTCTTGTGAATCCGGTCGAGTACACTTTTAAGGTGCCTCAGGAATTATGCGACTTTTTGAAATATGAATCCGACGGAAAAAAGGTGATTCAATTTTCCTGCGGGAATAGTATATTTGCAGGGTTCTTGATGGAAAGTCAGAACACTCCAACAGGGGAGGCAGGCGGCGAAACCGAGTTCACTTTGGTAGCGACCGAACCGATCATTCCAGTTGGGCGGGCCTATTCACAATCAGCATACAGTAACGGTTATGGCTAATACCAGAGTTCAACAGCAGACGCTAGTTGATGCTAATCTTCCAGATAATTCAACCAATTTAATTACCCCTGAAAAGCATCGGGATGTAGAGACCGAATCTATATCAGCATCGGCCTTTGTAGATGACGACAACACATTCACCGAAAATAACGAATTTGAGCAGCCTATTATAGTGGGTGAGGCGACAATTTCGGCGGTGCCGACAACTAGTAACTTTCAGGCTGGGTTAAATGCAGGCAACGGTAACACCGGAACCACCTGCAATCAGATTGGCGATAGTGCGGGTGCAAGCAACACCGGAACCAACTGCAATCAGATAGGACCAAATGCGGGTGCAAGCAACACCGGAACATACTGCAACCAGATTGGCAGTGCTGCAGGGCAGGATAACACCGCAAGCAATTGCGTTCAGATTGGACAAGATACCGGGCGAAATAACGAAGGGGCCAATTGCAACCAGATTGGCGAGAGTGCAGGTGTAAATAACGAAGGGGCCAATTGTAACCAGATTGGCGCAAGTGCAGGTGTAAATAACGAAGGGGCCGAGTGCGTGCAGGTTGGCAATAGCGCCGGGCTAAGCAACACTGGAAGTTACTGCAACCAAATCGGCACAGAAGCAGGGAACGCTAACACTGGGTCCGGCTGCAACCAAATCGGCGGCAGTGCTGGTCAAGGTAGCACCGGGGATAGCTGCAATCAGATTGGCAATAGTACAGGCGGAAATAACACTGGAAGTTATTGCAACCAGATTGGCAATAATGCTGGCTCCGCTAACACCGGAACCGAGTGCGTTCAGATTGGCACTGAAGCAGGGCGAGAAAACACCGGAGATTACTGCAACCAGATTGGATATGAAGCTGGTCGGGAAAACGATGGCGATTATACCAACCTATTCGGCCACCAAGCTGGAAAGCAGCAGACAGGTGGGCAGGTTACCGCTGTTGGAACCAATGCAGCCGAAGAAAACACGCAAAGCAATGTGATTGCAATCGGTGAACAAGCAGGAAAGAAAAACGCATCGACCGGAAATTGCAGCACATTTGTTGGAAAGCAGGCCGGATTTGACCCAACTATTGGATTATTAGGAGCTGGATGCACCGCAGCAGGTGCCATCTTTGCCATATCGCTTTGCACAATTCCCTCATTTGTAAACAAGCATGCAGCCGAGACAGCTATAACAATTGCCAATGGTTATGTGGCTGGGAGTGCTTACCTGTATCTGAATGAGAATCACGGTTGGATTGGTTATGTAATCCCGGCGTAATAACCCATGCAGCCCTTCATCCGATTTACCGACACAAATCTGATGCCCTTTGCTCTGGGGCTGGGTGCAGGCTTGAACCTGCCGAAAACCGACCGCATCCGGCAAATTGAGGAGCAGGCTGGCAATGCCTTTACGGTTTATCCTTTCGGCTTTTATCAGGACGGCCCAAACTGGGTGAACCGATATGCCAATGATAATGACTGGCAGCAATCAGGGCCGTGCCAACTCGGGCGCACTCGCAAGGTTCAGCCGCTATCCGGTAACGAGCTGCGAGGGGTAAACTACCTTAAAGCGGTTATTTCGGTTATTGTTGATTCGGATAATGCGACGACCATTATAGCCAATGCAGCGGGTATATTACCGGCAGGTCTGGCATACACGCTATCAACCGAGGATTACCTGCCTGACCTCTTTGAAGTTGCGCTAATTAATACCAATGGCAGCAGAGACCTGCATTTACTCGGTCAAAAGCAATATGGCCAATGGCGGGTGCAGATTTTCATTGCGACTGAGCCTAATGGAATAACTGACCTCTATCAGATTTACATAGATGCCTTTAATTCCAACTTGCCTCTTGAGGTGGACGGCAATGGTTTCACTTACCAGTCTGTTTTCCTTGACCTTGACTTTTGCGACTTTAGCCCGGAGCCATTGCAGGAATATTTTCTTCCTGCCATTCAGGGCGATGTCTTTCAGGTCAATATCCCGACCGAGGGCAGCAACATTCCAGAGGGTGCAGAGCTTTCAGCCTTGGTAGTGGATTGCAATGGTAATGAATTGCCGATGCAGTCTGAGATTGTTTGGCCGGATGCAAATTGCCTTTCAGTTGTTTTTCCGTACCTGATTACAGTTTCAGAGCCTAATTACTGGCTGGATTGGGATAAATTTATTTCGGACTATCTGGATGACTTCGACCTCAATTTCAACACTCTGATACAGGCCAGCAATCCGACTACCGGAGGCGCAACGGCAATAGAAGAGGCTATAATAGCAACTTTGGTAACACTGCCCGCTGGAACCGTGCCGAGTGATGACCCGCAGGACTTTATTGATGCTGTGGTAGACTTAGATTGGCCCGATGGTATAACGGTAAACGGCGAAATCATTCCGGTTGGCGAAACTTTCCGGGTACGGCTAAACTTCTGCTTTGAAAGTTGTCCTGAATTGAATGCAGTTCAGGCCGGAGTTGTTATCGAAGACCTACCTTCCTTTTTCGGGGTGCAGGAAACGCTTGACTTGCAGTTCCTATTCCCGACCCAATACCAAGGCCAATTCACAATACCTTTTACCCTGCCTGATGGCACTTACAAAATTGCCCTTGTGGACAACTACACCGGAGCGGTATATGCTTTCAGCAATATTATCCAAGTAGATTCTACCGACCAATTCAGCCAGATTATTCAGTTCCAAGGTAATAACATCGCCGAGGGCTTCGAGTACTTCAATGGCTGGTTTCAGCAGGTCCGGTTTGGCATCAACGGCGGCGGGCCTGACTTTGAAAATCAGGTTTCTGTTTACCGGGATTCAAATGGAAATAGTCGCAGCACTTCTGTTAGAACCGATTTAATACTAAATTTGCACACCAATTGGATTGACGATTCGACCCTGAAAGCCCTGCAATCTGCCACGAACCACAGGACTTTTAATGTCGGCAATCAATCTCTTTATGTTACTGACTTCGAGGTAAGCCACAACCAAGACTTCAGCACGATAACTTCCTATTTTGGCCTTTGTCAAGTGAAGGTCAAAGCGAAAAAACAGAACTATCAGCCTCTAAATCAGGGCTGTGTAAATTGCTAAAAATTTATGAACTTTAATTGCGGTCAGGACTTATGCTATGTCCAGCCCCAGTGCGACTCCGAATTTTCGAGCCGAATCAATGCTATTGTTTTGGTCAAGAAAAACTATGCGGTCAGTAAAACTTCCAGTGCGGCGTTTTTAGACTCCATTTATGAGGGTATGCTTACTGGTGATGTGAAAGCAATCCTAAACATCCGAGGCTCAAAAGCCCGGCCAGAAACTGCTGAATTAGGCGGCTTCGGAAATCAATCCATCAAAGTTGGAAACACATCTCACACTCTGGAGTATGTGGACCAATTCATCAAGGAGAATCAGGCCTTCTACAATGCTATCCGCAGCGGTGGCAGTAAGTATGACCTGTATTATTTCACCCAACAGTTAATCTTTGATGCCTCTGGCAGCCAGATTACCCTGTACGGCGATGCAGTACACACTGACGGCCCGACCGACCTTCTGGAAGGACAGGCAACCATCAAGTGGGTGCAGAAAGGAAGTCCGCTGGCTATCTTTGACGACTACGATTCAGATGATTTCTTGGAAGGCCTCTACTATGAGGTGAACAACCTGCCAAGTCCTTACTCGGTGTCAATCGGGCCGGATGATACTGCTACCTTTACAATGCTCGGTACGCTGAATAAGTCAGTTGATAACGATTGCGATTTGATTTACTCGATTGAGTCAATCGATGCTGACTACTTGACTTATGTATCGGCGGTAACACTTAACACTGCTACTGGATTGGTAACCATTACAACTGATGAAAGTGAGACTCCAACCGGGTCATTCAACATAAAGTTCAAGATTACCAACGATTGCAGCGATTGCACTGTTGGTTACTTTGAAGTTACCGTAACCAAAACTCTTTAATCTTTGCGCCGATGCTGACTCAGGAAGACTTAATTGCCATACTTTCTAACCCGAAAAAAATCAACTTCCAGACTGATTATCATGAGGAAGTGCGGGAGATTTACGAGGCATTGGAAAATCACTTTGATGATGACTATCCAAGGCGGCTACTTGAGTCAACACGGCCAAATGAAGAAGAGTGGATGAAATTGGAGCGGGAGCGGGTATGGGAATGCCCCTCCCGAGTTCCAATTAAACGGGTCGAAAACCTGCTGACCAAAATCAGGCAGGCAGATGACTTCCGGATTAACTGGCTGGAAAATGAACTTGAAACCGGGATTGCTGCGGATAATAGCTTCCGTGATTATTGCGAAAAGAAGCTGCCTGTATATGGCAGTCTGGAAGATTGGCTCTTTCAGACCTTTCAGCGTTATTACTTATCAGACCCAAATGCCCTTATCTGGGTGGCTCCAAAGGTGGATGATATTCGGGAAGGGTTCAATTTGGATAAGCCATTTCCCCAGTTAATTGAATCCGAGGATATTGTCGAGTTGGGTGAATCGTATGCAGTCTGGAAGATTGAAGAGGACAAAAAGAAGCGAATCAAATACTTTGGTGCCTGCGATGAGACTACTTTCTACTATGTAACTTACGAGCAGGGACAGACCGATAAAATCAGCATTGAGGTTTACCCGATATTTTCCTCTTATCCGATTCATACGGTAGGCTCAGTTGTCTACGAGGTAGAAGACTACACGGTAATCTATGAGTCCATTGTTCAGGCTGCCATTCCGGAGTGGAATCAGGCCTTACGCCGGGCCGATGACAACAACATCCTTTGGATTAAACAGGCCTATCCGAAAGAATGGGAGTACAAATCCACTGCCTGCAAGACCTGCAAAGGTTCAGGTAGGGGCAAAGGTGCGGAGACTTCCTGCAAGACCTGCAATGGGTCGGGCAATGATGTAGTTGAATCTCCATTCCAGAAGATTGTAATCAGCATCCCTAAGACCAATGCGCTGACAAACGAAAACCAGCTGACGGCAATACCTACACCGCCTGCCGGGATAATTGAGCGAGATTTGGCAACTATCAAAGAATTTGGAATCGAGATTCAGACCCGCCTTTACAACGGTATGCGGGCCTTGGGCCTTGAATACCTTTTTGAATCGCCGCTTGCCGTATCTGGAGAAGCCAAAATTCAGGACAAAAAAGAGGTGCATACCTTCCTTTATCAAGTTGCGGTCCATTATGTTACCATTTATCAGTGGGTTGCCAAAAACCTGTACCTGCAAAAGTATGCGGTCCTTCCTAATCTGGTAACTGAGGAAAGAATAAACCAGAACCTGCCAAAGCTGACCATACCAACCGACTTCGATATTTACACAGCCGCTGAGATTGCCGATGCTCTGGCAATGGCCCGGGATAAATCCTTCGGCCCGGAAATCAGCAATGGCCTTGAAAGAGACCTATTGATTAAGCAATACGGTGAAGGTTCAATGGCGGTGAAGAAAAACGAAATCCGGCAAAGGCTGAATCCATTGCCGAATTACAAGCCTGATGAAATTGCCTTGCTGAAAGAGTCTGGCATGGTGTCCGATGTGGATGCAATGCTGGCGGTCAAGATTGACTACTTTACCAATGTGCTGACTGCCGAGGATGAT